ACATTGTTCGCGCAGCTTGGGCCAACCTAACTCAAACACAGCAAGACGCTGCCAATAAAAAAGCAGAAGAAGCAATTGAAATTTGGAGAAAAAAAAATGCCTAAACGTAGCCTCGGTATGGACGTTCTGACCGCAGCACAGCAACGAGTTGAATGGACTTTTGATAACTTTCCAAAAATCTATTGTAGTTTCAGCGCTGGAAAAGATAGCGGCGTTATGGTACATCTCGTTTGTCAAGAAGCACGGAAGCGTGGACGTAAGATTGGTTTGTTTTTTCTGGATTGGGAAGCGCAGTTCACTGCAACGATTGATTTTGCGCGTGAAATTTTTACAGAGTACGCAGACTGCACGGAACCATATTGGTGTGCCGTACCAATTAAAACTTGGAACGCTGTTTCAATGTTTCAGCCTGAATGGACTGCATGGGACGAATCAAAGCGCAATCTGTGGGTGCGCGAGAAAGAACCAATCAGCATAAAAGATACAAAAACCTTCCCGTTCTGGTATGAGGGCATTATGTTTGAAGAGTTTGTACCTACATTTGGACAGTGGTACGCGCAAGGCGAATTATGTGCCGCATTTGTCGGCATCAGGACGCAAGAGAGCCTAAATCGCTTTCGCAGTTTGGCGCGTGACAAGCCTATGTACCACGGCAAGCCGTACACCACAAACGTAGTTGAAAACGTATGGAATGTGTATCCAATTTACGACTGGGTAACAGAAGATATTTGGACGTATCACGGCAAGACAGGTCATGCGCATAACACTTTGTACGACCGTATGCACCAAGCAGGATTGACGCTGCATCAAATGAGGATTTGTGAGCCGTTTGGTGATGAGTCACGCAAAGGTCTTTGGTTGTATCAGGTCATTGAGCCTGCCATATGGGCGCGTCTTGTTCTACGGGTAAATGGGGCAAACACCGGCAAGATGTATAGCAACGAACGCGGGAACGTAATGGGCAATCACACGATTACACTGCCAGCCAACCATACATGGCAATCGTTTGCACTATCATTGCTGGACAGTACACCGCCAAAAACAGCGCAGCACTACAAAAACAAGATTGCCGTTTACATTAAGTGGTGGACTGCAAGAGGATATCCAGATGGAATACCTGACGAATCAGACATTAAAATTGAGAACTTAGGTAAAGCGCCAAGTTGGCGGCGCGTGTGCAAGACACTGCTTCGCAATGATTACTGGTGTAAGTACCTTGGATTTAGCCCAACAAAAACAAGCGCTTATCAAAAATATACAGATTTAATGGCTAGACGTAGAAAATCATGGAACATTTTTAATGATGAAAACCAGATTTTTGAAACCGAAAAAATAGCATAAAATTCGGGCATGGCTACCCTTAGCGGGGGAAAAGGCGATTCGTTACCGCCCTGCCAGACCCACCTACAGTAACGGCTGACCTAGAACGTAAGGTTGTCAATGCACTATTACAGTTTCCATATTGGGGACTACAAGTCCCACACCCATCACTTAACGCTGATGGAAGACCTGGCCTACAGGCGGCTTCTCGATCACTACTACCTGCACCAGGCGCCGATAAAGCAGCGCGACATTGCCCGGCAGATTGGGATGCGCGATCAGGAACAGGACGTTCTTACGGTTCTCAATGAGTTTTTTGTCAGCACGGAAGATGGGTTCATCAATCCGAGAGCAGACAAGGAAATAGCCGCCTATTGCTTGATGGCAGAGGCTGGAAAACGAGGTGCTGACAAGCGATGGAAGAAGGGAGGGGATAGCCCCCCTATAGCCACCCCATTGCCACCCTTAACACCCCCTAATAGCAACCATGAACCAGTAACCATTAACCAAGAACCAATAACCAATAAGAATACAGATATATGTCCACCTGACGGTGGCCCTGCGTTGCCAGACTGTCAGCATCAAGCAGTCATAGACCTGTATCACCAGCAGCTGCCAACACTACGCCGGGTGGAAGTCTGGAATGCTGCCAGGCAAGGCTACTTACGGCAACGCTGGCGAGAAGTAGCGGCAGAACTGGGCAAAGACAAGCCGATCAGCGCAAGCGCGGTGCTGGATTGGTTCAACGACTTCTTTGGTCACATCCAAAAATCTAGGTTCCTGGTTGGCAAGGTAAGCGGAAAAGATGGACGAGCGTTTACCGCTGATCTGGAATGGATCCTCAAACCCAGCAATTTCGCAAAAATCGTGGAAGGAAAATATCATGGCACTAACTAATTTCAAAAAAGAAGAACCGATCAACGACCATAGCCTGCTGTGCAGCGTCAACGGCTGCGGCAACCTGTGGAGCGTGCGCCTAGAAGGATCGCCACCTAAGTGCAGCCATCACCAGTGGGGTGCAAAGCCAAAGAACGAAAGCACGATGAGCTACAAGCAATGGGCAGACCGACAGCCGCTGAGTAAGCCTGTTGCCGATTGGTACAAACAACCGGATGAAAAGTGGTGAAATATGCCTCTAACCCGCATGGATATTGACGTTATAGCTACAAAAGGAATAGCATGAACTACTACCAAGCCCATAAGCTGCTAGACGAAACCAGAGCAGGCCATGACCACACCGAAGCCGACATCACCGCAGCCCTGGAACTCACTGGAGACATTGATATCGACATACGCACTGATGGCGTTAGCTGGTGGGGATCAAGCCTTGAAGGATGGACGCCGCGAGTACCTACTTCAACGCTTTCGGGAATTGGAACAAGATTTTCCGGGATTGCGATCAACGATCATCGAACGAATTAAGGCGCTGAAATGAGACACGCAGCCAGAGTTGACAAAAACCAGCAAGAGATCGTTTCGGTACTACGGGCAGCCGGCGCTTTTGTGTGGATTATTGGCCTACCTGTTGACCTTTTGGTCGGCTACAAGGGCCACACGTTTCTGGTTGAGGTCAAAGATGGCCCTAGGAAGCGTTTAACGGCCCTACAAGACGATTTTTTTAAGAATTGGTCTGGTAGTACGTTGGCGAGAATTGATGGCTCTGAGGCCGCTTTACGCATGATTGGAGTTTTAAAATGAAAGTCACTTGCTGGGAACCCGTCCAGGCGCACAAAGAAATGATGACCGTTGTTTGGCCGATGCTGAAATCAATGCTGATTGCCGGCCACCGGATGACGATTGAAATCAAGCAGAGTAAGCGCAGCGTGGAACAGAACGCAATGTTTCACAGCATGATCGACAAAATAGCCAAACAGATGGCCACGGCCGGCAGCACCTGGACAAGCGACGATTGGAAGCGATTGCTGATTGATCAATGGGCGCACGACACAAACAGGAAGATCGGCAAGGTCTGTCCGAGCCTGGATGGCGAGCGCATTGTTCAGCTTGGCCTGCAAAGCCACAAATTCACGACAGCGGAGAGCAGCGAGTTCATTGAATTTTTGCTGGCATGGTCAGCAGACAAGGGCATCGATGTTTCCTAAACACCAGTACGTGCGCGACAAAGCATTGCTGAAACGGGTGGCGCAGCTGGATTGCCAGCACTGCGGCAGCGGTGAAATGGTGCAGGCAGCGCATAGCAATTGGGGCGGCGGTAAGGGAAGGGGAATCAAAGCAGATGACAACCTGGTAGCCGCGCTATGCCTGAAATGCCATTGGGAAATCGACCAAGGTGTTAAACTAACTAAACTCGAAAGGCAAGAAATGTGGCAGAGAGCGCATCAGCGAACCATGAGGGCATTGAAGTGATCAGAACAATTATTGTGAGACTGTATGCGGTGCTTGGCGCATTGATCTTGCTGGGCGGCATTGCAATGATGACCGACAGATTCGGGATGGGTCTGATTATGCTGGGTCTGTTTGGTATTCCCTGGCTTTTGTTGCTCTGGTGTTTTTGGCCATTTTTCAAGAAAAGCAATGCGTAAATCCAAATACAGCGAAAACAAGCAAGAGATATGCGCCAAAGTGCTGGAAGGCATGAGAGGCGGCAAAAGCACGTTCAAGGCTTGCGAAGCGGCTGGAGTAAGTCATTCGACTTTTATCGGATGGGTTGGAGAAGATTCTGAACTTTCCGACAGTTATGCGCGTGCGCGAGAAGATTTGCTGGAACGCATGGCCCAGGAAGTGCTTGATCTGAGCGACAAGGAAGTCCCAGAGACCGGAGACGGCAGGAAGGATTGGCAAGCAATCCAGAAGCATAAATTGCAGGTTGATACGCGCAAGTGGCTGCTGTCCAAGCTGGCCCCAAGGAAATATGGCGAAAAGCTGGAGGTTTCTGGCGACCCGGCAAACCCGCTGGTTCAGCGCATCGAGCGCATAGTGGTTAAATCTTGACTACTCTCCAACTCCAGACGCCTGAATGGGCGTTACCCCTGCTGGACGCTAGCCGATATAAAGGCGCATGGGGTGGCCGTGGATCTGGCAAAAGCCATATGTTTGCTGAGTTGATGATTGAGGCGCACATCATTGACCAGAAGCGGCGAAGCGTTTGCGTGCGAGAAATCCAGAAATCGCTGAACCAGTCCGTCAAGCGGCTGCTGGAGACCAAGATTCAGGACATGAACGCCGGCGCTTACTTTGAAGTGCAGGATGCCGTCATTAAGGCCAAGAAGGGCGATGGCGCGATTATTTTTCAAGGGATGCAGAATCACACCGCCGATTCCATAAAAAGTCTCGAAGGATATGACTGTGCGTGGGTTGAGGAGGCACAGAGCCTGTCCCAAACCAGCCTTGACCTGCTGCGGCCGACAATCCGCAAGCCAGATTCAGAGCTGTGGTTTACCTGGAACCCGCGCCAGAACAGCGACCCGGTAGATTTTCTGCTGCGTGGCCCGACACCGCCAAAGAACGCGACCGTCATCAAGGTCAACTTCAGCGATAACCCGTGGTTTCCGCAGGTTCTACGCGACGAAATGGAGTACGACAAGCGGCGCGATCCAGACAAGTATCAGCACGTTTGGCAAGGCAGTTATCTGACAAACAGCAGCGCCCGAGTATTCAAGAACTGGAAGATTGACGAGTTTGACGCACCACCAGACGCTATCCACCGGCTGGGCGCTGACTGGGGCTTTGCGGTAGACCCGACAACCCTGGTGCGCTGTCACATCGTTGGCAGAACGCTCTATATCGACCACGAGGCCTACATGGTTGGCTGCGAGATTGTTAACACGCCAGAACTGTTTATGCAGGTTCCAGAGGCCGAGAAATGGCCAATCGTGGCAGATTCAGCCAGGCCAGAGACGATCAGCCACATGAGAAAGAACGGCTTTCCAAAGATAATGACGGCCGTCAAAGGCCCGAAATCGGTAGAGGAAGGCATAGAGTTCTTGAAGGGGTACGACATTGTTGTCCATCCCCGCTGCACGCACACAATTGACGAACTGACGCTATACAGTTATAAGCAAGACCCATTGACGGGTAAAATCCTGCCGGTGCTGGAAGACAAGAAAAACCACGTTATTGATGCTTTGCGGTACGCTTGCGAAGGAATCAGACGCGCAACGGTGGTAAAACCGCAAACATTCAAGCCTGTGCCGACTATGCACAAATGGTGAAAAGGATTGATTATGGCCAGATTATCAACAGATCAGCGACTTGCAAACCTGCACTCAGAGGCTTTAGCGCAGTTTGACGAGGTGCAGACCGCATTGCGAGACGAGCGCCTGCAATGCCTGCAAGATCGGCGGTTCTACTCTCTGGCCGGCAGTCAATGGGAAGGGCCGCTGGCTGATCAGTTTGAAAACAAGCCACGGTTTGAAGTCAACAAGATTCACCTGTCGGTCATCCGAATCATCAATGAATACCGCAATAACCGCATCACGGTTGATTTCGTCAGCAAAGATGGCGCTGAAAACGACAAGCTGGCCGAGGTGTGCGATGGCCTGTATCGCGCAGATGAGAACGATTCTGTGGCCAACGAAGCCTACGACAACGCTTTTGAGGAAGCTGTGGGCGGTGGTTATGGCGCTTGGAGACTGCGCACGGTCTACGAGGACGAGGAAAACGACGAAGACGACCGGCAGCGCATCCGTATTGAACCAATCTTCGACGCTGACAGTTCGGTATTCTTTGATTTAGGTGCCAAGCGCCAGGACAAATCTGACGCCAAGTTTTGTTTTGTGGTCACCAGCATGACCCGCCAGGCCTACAAAGACACCTGGGGCGACGATCCGACAGACTGGCCGAAGATCATCCATCAGTATGAATTTGACTGGTGTACGCCTGATGTGGTCTATGTGGCCGAATACTACAAGGTCGAGGAAAAGAGCGAAACAATCCGCATTTTCCAAGCAATTGACGGATCAGAGGAACGCTACAGCCCGGCAGACTTTGATCAAGACGAGACGCTAGAGGAAACACTGGCCGCAGTTGGAAGCCGCGAGATACGCCAGAAACGGGTGAAGCGCAAGAAGGTACGCAAATACGTTATGTCTGGTGGCCGAGTGCTGGAAGACGCTGGTTACATTGCTGGCAAGTGCATTCCGATCATTGCGGTGTTTGGCAAGCGCTGGTTTGTCGACAACATCGAGCGGTGCATGGGCCATGTTCGCCTGGCTAAAGATGCGCAGCGACTCAAGAATATGCAGCTGTCCAAGCTGGGTGAGATCAGCGCACTGTCCAGCATTGAGAAGCCAATCCTGACGCCAGAGCAGGTTGCTGGCCATCAAATGATGTGGGCAGAAGACAATCTGAAAGATTACCCTTACCTGCTGGTCAACCCGATCACAGGGCCGAATGGTGAGCAAACTATCAGTGGGCCGGTAGCGTACACGCGCAGCGCAGCAATTCCCCCGGCAATGGCCGCATTGCTACAGATCACTGAAACCGATATGCAGGAGATTCTTGGCAACCCGCAAGGTGCCGACAAGATGGTCAGCGGTATCAGTGGCAAGGCGGTGGAGATGATCCAGGCACGGGTAGATATGCAAACATTCATCTACCTGTCCAATTTTGCCAAGGGCATGAAACGCTGTGGCGAAATCTGGTTATCAATGGCCCGAGACATTTACACCGAGAACAAACGCAAGATGAAGACGCTGACCGCCAGCGGTGAGACGGATTCTGTGGAACTGATGCAGCCAACGATTGACCAAGAGACCGGCGCAATGGTGCTTGCCAATGATTTGAGCAGCGCAACCTTTGATGTGAACGTAGATGTTGGACCATCGTCCAGCAGCAAGAAGGCGGCTACGGTTCGCGCATTGACCGGAATGATGCAGATCACGCAAGACCCAGAAACACTCCAGGTGCTTGGCGGAATGGCAATGATGAACATGGAAGGCGAAGGCATCAGTGATGCGAACGCTTACTATCGCAAGAAGTTGCTGCGAATGGGTGTGATCAAGCCGACCGACAAAGAAGCCGAGGAAATGATGGCCGAAATGCAAGGCCAGCCGCAAGACCCGAACACGATGTATCTGCAAGCAGCCGCAGAGGAAGCAAGCGCCAAAGCAGCCAAAGCCAGGGCAGACACGGTAGAGACCATTGCCAGTGCTGAACTGAAGAATGCGCAAACATTGGAGACATTTGCGAAGGTTTCCGAAATGGATGGCGGTCAACAGCAGCAGCCGGCGCAGCAACAGATGCCACGGATGGACGAGAAAACGATGCTGGAGATTGAGGCCATG